TTCCATAATTTTTAATAACTTGTTGTTTTAAATTTATGTTATCTGATAAGTAATTTATTATAATTTCATGAATATTACTATTTGATATTATGTAAATTTGTAATAAATTTGATGTATCTAGATTGAAATTTTTGTCTGCACAGTATTTTTTGTCTGCACCGTATTTTAATAATAGAAATATCATTTTATGATAATTTAGACTCAATGCAATTGAAATAGGAGTTGATCCGTCGTCTTTTGTTAGTTGATTGACATTTGCGCCACTCTCCAATAATACTTGCACCATTTCGACATCATTACTATTACAGGCAACGTGCAGTGGCGCCCGACCTTCTATATAACTCGCTCTATTGACATCAACTCCTTTGTCTATCAGTAACTCAACCACATCCATGTGTCCGGCACCACAGGCCATATACAGGGGTGTATAACCTATATTATCCGCCAGATTGATATCAACGTTTTTATCTAGCAGCAGTCTCACCACTTCGATTTTGCCATAAGCGCAAGCTATACACAGTGGAGTATAACCTTTCTTATCCGCCAGATTGATATCAACGTTTTTTTTATCTAGCAGCAGTCTCACCACTTCGATTTTGTTATGACCGGTTGCCATACACAGCGGCGTCAACCCTTTATTATCCGCCATATTGATATCAGCGTTTTTATCTAGCAGCAGTCTCACCACTTCGATACTGCAATATTCGCAGGCGATGAGCAGCGGCGTCAACCCTATTTTGTTCGCTTTGTTGACATCCGCGCCATTGTCCAGCAATAGACGCACCAAGTTGACATCGGTAACATTGCAGGCGATGAGCAGCGGTGCGTCACTGTCATTATTAGCCCTATTAATATCTGCACCTTTCTGTATTAGCAGTTGCGCCACGTCGATTTTGCTTTCCTGGCAGGCAATACACAGCGGCGTCGCGTCCTCATTCGTCACCTGATTGATCTCTGCACCATTGTTTAATAATAGTAGCACTGTGTTGAAGTGACCTGCCCCACACGCGATGTGCAGCGACGTCGCAGCTCTGTCCTCAGATGCCCAATTGACCTCCGCTCCTTTATCCAACAACAGTCGCATTATGTCGGCGTTGCCATGACCGGCGGCGGCTTGCAGCGGCGTCTGCATATTATTAGCAGTTCTATCGACCTCTGCGCCGTTGTCTAACAACAATCTTACCACGTCGAGATGATTCCTTTCGCATGCGATATACAGAGGTGTACATCTGTTCTCATTTGCACAATTAACATCTGCACCTTTTTTTAGTAATGATTGCACTTTATTGATGCAAAAGTAATTGCATGCCTCTAACAGTTTTTTATTTATTTTATTTTTATTTATTTTATTTTTATTTATTTTATTTTTATTTTTTTTAAACATTTTTTCTATAAAAATAAAATGTAATGTAATTTTTATGTTTTTATATATTTTAAATAGTAAAATCAATCATTTTTATAATATCAAATTAATAGAAATTAAAAAATATTATTTTTAATTTAATATTTTTAAAATAATACTAAAATGGATGTGTATAGACATATTGTGAGTTTTATTTCAATTTATGAAATTCCAATTGTTTCCAGAGAATTTTTAAAAGGTTATATTATGAAAAAATGGAATCGATTAAATGGAATTCCCGTGTTAGTTGATATTGTCTGGCATTCCCCAATTCCTTGTAATAAATATTGTGTTTGTCATGTTGCTACAAAAATGGATAGAATTGAATATTATAATATGCGAATAAAAAAAAATGAAATATCTTAAGATCGAAAAATTATTTAATTCGGAATAATGATATTATTTTCATTATTATTATTATTATTTATTATGAAAGATTTGAACAAATTTTCTTTAATTTGTAATTTTGGAGTTTGTTTTCTAAAGTTTTTTGAAATTGAAACATATAAATCAAAACCTTCAATATCCATTAATGAATTACCTTTGTCGTCAAATGTCCATTTATTTATTAGTTTACCAATATCATATTTTTCGAGATCATTTACATTTGGCCACGTATTTTCTTCTAAATCTTCAATAAAAGAGCATGCAAATCTAGATAAATCAAAAGCTGGATTTGGGTTTACTAAATTGATATCTTCTATAGAAGGATGAAGATATTGTCCACCTGCTTCTCCGTCAGATGAGAATACATCACCAATATAGTACGTATTATCAACCGTGAATGTAGATCTACCAAAATCAATAATTTTCATGATATATCCATATGTAGGAATTTTATAAATAGTATTATTCTGTGTATAATATAAAAATTTTTTATTAGTTTTTGCACCCATTATATTTTGAACGTGTAAATCATTATGAACAAAATTATATTTCTCATTTGCAATTGAAAGTGCAGCACAAATTTGAAATATCCATGATTTAAGTTTTTGGATAACAATATTTTTGCGAATTTGTATTAGATAATTAAATTTAGTTTTTATTTCAACTCTTTCAATCAAATTTTTGATTAAAAATTCAAAAGTATTTTCAAATTTTTCCATAAAAACAATTTGAACTGGTACTTTAGGATGTATTAATGTATATTTATATTCTTCTTCATAATGTTGTATTATTTTATGATCTAATTTTTGTGCAAATTTATTTAAATCACATAATTCAGTACCAGAAATATTTCTTTTTATGTTTTTATTTTTTGATATAGATGATCTAACTTCTTCTATTGGAGATTTTTTTATAATATATTTTCCAGACAGAATGGATTTACAAAACCATTTTTCATTTCTAAGTGAATTAAAATCTTCAGTAACATCTTCTTCATATTCAGATATTATACCTGTATATACAGAATAAATAGACGCAAAATGTGGTGAAATTTTAGTAAGTTTACTTAATATAACAGAGCAAAAACTATCTATATATGCTGTATTGAAAGGGTCATTTATTTTATTATATAAACGTATTGATTTGGAATTATTTATTTCAGGTATCCAATGATGATTATTATAATTAGAATATTCCTTTTGACAAATAGAAATTGGATCAAGTATTGGTGTACATTTAATAAAAATATTTTTAGTTTGAATATTATTATTTAAATCAATAATATTTCCAATATAATTATCTGGTTCATTTGAGATTATATCTATCAAATTATAATCTAATTTATAATTATTCCATTTACTTTTAGCAATTTTAATATTTTTTTTAGTAAGTTCATTAAAGGATTAAATGATTGTAAATAATCTATTTCCAGATTTCCGTTTTTTAAAAATTTTTCAATTTTTTTATATCTATAATTTTCTAATTGAATACATTCCATAATATATTTTTCTTTAAAATATTTTAATTAAAAGCGCATATTTATATATAAAAGTGAATTTTGTTTTATAATTTATGAATAAATCTTTTAACCCATTTTACTTTTTGTGTTGCACATTCAATAACTTTTTTATCTGCTCTGAATATTTTACCGACATGTTCAAATGAATATGGATATTTCGATACACATATACAAATTAAATCTTTATAGTCAATATTTGATTTAATACTATTTGGTACATATAATAAGGAATTTCCATTTTGTGTAAATGCATTATGCAATAATATTTTATTAGCTTTAAGATGATTTGGTATTTGTTTTAATCTACACCCATTATATTTTAAAGCTAAATATGACATGTCAAATTCATTTAAAAGATTTGTTAAATGATCTGGAATAAATTGTTTTGTGTTAACAGATATATTAATGAATTCAACATATTTATCAAAATTTTGTGAAAAATTTTTATTCCAAAAATTTCTAGCAATTTTAAATGGTATATATCTAATTAAAGTTTTACCTTGATAACAATTTTTAATTGCACATTCAATAAATTTGTCTTTTATTAAAATTGATTTTGAAAAAAATGGAAATATTTCTCCATTAGAAAAGTAACATAATAATTGAAAATCATCAATATTATGATAATGTTTTGTTTTAACAAAATTTACCATATCACTTATTGTTAAAAAATTAAGAATATCACAACATATAAAAAATGGAGTATTCATTTTATTCAAAACTAATTTAATACTGTTTCTTTTAAAAAATAATATTAGAAATTAAAAAAACTTTTAACTAGAAAAAATCAAAAAGGTGAAGTTGAGTATATTCGTATTAATGTGGGATCCAACTGTTTGTTGTAGAAATATTGATGTTTGCACCTTTTTCAATAATAATTTAATTTATTGATATCTCGGTCGACGCATAAAAGTGGTATTTGATCCGGGTGTTGTTGGATTAAGACGACGCGACGGAATGTGTTTGTATTAGCTTAATTACGGCGGCATCGGCACTATTACTTTTTGCAACTTCTAATGGAGTATTACCAGCATTGTCCGCCTTGTTAATGTTCGCGCCGTTCTCCAGCAACAGTTTTATCATCTCGACGTCATTATTATAAACGGCTGCGTGCACCGGCGTTTGACCCAACTCATCCGCCTGATTGGCATTCGCGCCATTATTCAACAACATCTGGACCAACATGTTGTTGCGCTTGGCGCAGGCGACGAACAGTGGTGTCATACCGTCATGTCTTGGTTGATTAATGTTCGCGTGATTGTGCAACAGCATCCGCGGCACGACACCATTGTTGTCACTAAAGCAGGCGAAGAATAGCGGCGTTGAACCGTCCTCAGACGCCTTATTGACATCCGCGCCTTTCAGTATCAACTTTAATACTATATTGAAATTGTTCTTCAAGCAGGAGATGTGCAGTGGTGTCTTCTGACCATGCATTTCCGCTATATCAACCGCCGCACCGTTATTCAACAACAGGTCCACCACATCATCATGGCCATGCTCACAGGCTATGTATAGTGGCGTCATATTAAGTTTATTCGTCAAGTTAATAACAACATCTGCTCCTTTATTATTTATTAATAATTTAATCTGATTTATATCTCCATTCTTAGAAAAATCAAAAATTTTATTTACATCTATATTTACATCTATATTATTCTTTCTCTTTTCTGCATAAAATTCCTTATCTAATGTTTTTAAAAGTTTAATATCATTTAATTCTTTTAAAATATTAATATCATTTGACTCTTTTAATTCTTTTAAAATATTAATATTAAAATATTTTTTATTTTTACCATTATCACAAATCTCTTTTGAATTTGTCCAAAAATTATTTTTTATTACAATATCATTTTTTGTTTGTGATGCATTTATTATATCATCATATATCTTTATTATATTATGATTTATATCTCTTATAGCAAGATTTGAAATCAATTGTGTTCCAATCTCTAAGTTTGTCGATGGAGATGTTTGATTTTGTTTTGTTCTGAACCATTTTTCAATGTTTGATCTTTCATAAGTAATACCATCTTCTGCAATAACCGGATCATACATTATAGATTTAGTGATAGGACATTTTAGATTTAAAACATCAATAGAAGTCCAAATTTTTTCCACGTTTCCGCCTTTTTTTATTTTTTTGGTTAAACGTTTTTTTTTAAAACGTTTTTGTTTATTTAATTTTCTAGTATTTGTATGTTTCATATATAATATATATATATATATTTATTATAAATATTATAGATATTATTAATTAATAATTAACATAATTTAATTATTTGCGATTATTTAAGAATTTAATTTATATATAATCATAATAAATTATGGCAGAATCTGAAAATGTATTTTTTAAAAAATTACCCAATGGTGAAGAAATAGAAACATTTTTTTCATCTATTTACAAGACTTGTACTAATATGTTGAGTGTAGAACAATTTGAAAAAAAATTAAATGATTTATCTAATATAAATATTGAAGAGAATAATAATAGTTGTTTAAATAATGTAATTGATGAAACTCTAGAAACAATATTAACAAGTATTATTTCAAAACTATTTACAGCAATAAATCGACATATTTTGCCTCCTTACTCTAATGAATTGAGTTTAAATATATCAGAAGTATTTGATAATTGTCGTAAATTACAAAAAAATATATTTGCTAATAACGAAAATAATTTTATAGGTATTTTAGTATTTGGAATTTTAGCATCAAAACTGATTAGATTACAAAAACAAATAATTGGTTCTGACAATTATATTCCTGAAGATAGCTATATTCAATGGTATTATGGAAAATACGATACAATTATTGAAATTATTAACATAGAATATGATGATATATATTGGATGGATTCTGCAATTTCTTGGATTGGATATAATAAAGAACCGATTGTAGCAATAATAATAGAATCATCATCAAATAATAATCAAGAAGATTTAAATATTTTAAGAGCTTATATTAAATCAATTAGTAGTTTTATTTATATTGATGAAGTTAAACAATATATAATAATAACAAAACAAAAACCACCGGATGCTTATATTGAAAATAATTTAATAGATACTAAAAATATTTATTATATTGAATAAATAAATATATATAATTATTAATGAGTAATTATAAAGCAAGTAATTGTATAATTATAGCACGATATAATGAAAATGTAGATTGGTTAATGAAATTAATCTATAAATATTCTTGGATTCAAGAGATCATCATTTTTAATAAAGGAATTAATGATTTTAGTGATATAATAAAAAATTCAAATAAGATTAAGATAATACAAAAAAAAAATATAGGTCGTGAATCTGATACATATTTGAGTTATATAATAGATAATTATTTCAATTTACCGAAGTATATTTGGTTTGTTCAAGGATCTCCATTTGATCATTCTCCGGATTTTATAGATTTATTATCTGAAAATAGTATAAATTATTATATTCATAAAGAATTTCAATCATTAACATGGCGTTATGATGATAATTTACCTATGAATATTGAATCAGATAAACGATTTTATATTAATAATAATAGAATAATAAATTATTATATTGATATTGAATCACAGCAAACAGTTGAAGCACATAGTTTTTATGATTCTATGCATGCTATAAAAGTAGATTATCTGAATAAAAAAACACCCAAACCTTACAACAATTATTTAGAATATATGTGCGGTATCTCAAAATTACCATTACCAAAAAAAATTATAAGTTATTGTTGGTCTGCAATTTTTTATTTAAATTCTAATTCTATATTAAAAAATAAATTAGAAACATATAAAAAATTGCGAGAAATATTATTATCTGAAGATGAGCAAGGTGGATATCAGGGATATATTTTAGAAAGAATGTGGCATTATATATTTACACATTTAAGTTATAATAATATAACACATTTGCATCAATCAATTGATTGGAAATATTCCAATTTATGTTTATGTTGGAATTCAAATTTAGGTTATGTTACATTATATGATAAATCATATCAAGTACATCATACAACAAAAACAATAACTAAATTACATGGTTATGTAATGATATATTTTGTAAATAATACCCAATCTTTTGAAATTCATTATAATTCATATATTGATTTTGTACCAATTGCAATGTTTCCATGTTTGAATATAGAAACTGCTCAAATGTTTTTACAATTTCAAATAAATAATTATAAAAAAATTAATTATAATTATTTGAATAAAATAAATAATTTATTTGATAATAATATTAAAAATTTATTATATTTTAATAAAAAAAAAATTAAATTTAAAGAAAATTATTATAATAAAATTAATAAAAGTCAAGATTTGTATAAAAAAAAAAATTCAAAAGAATTATTATATGATACATTTGGTGTTATTGCATTAAAAAAATATAATCAAATACATAATTTTTAAAAATAAAATTTACCCTCTGCAGCTTTATTATTTCGGACTTGGGACCCGACAAAGTATATTATTGATATACGATGGTCGCATTATTTTTATGTATTTATATTTTTTGTTTGTTTTTTTTGTTTTTATTTTTGTTTATTTGATTTTTGTTTATTTGATTTTTTAGTATTTATTTTAATTATTTTATTTTATAAATAAGAAATAGATTATATTTGTAATTTTCTAGTTTTTTTGTTTTTTTTAATATTCATTTTGTTTTTTTCTTCGATAGATGTAATCATTGTTTCAATCAATTTTTTCTCATGAGAATCTAGATTTAAAATACGTTCTACTAAATTATCTGCTTCTTGATCTTGATCTTTATTTTTATTTTGCCATCCAGGTGTAAATTTACAATCAGAAGGTAATAAACCAATCATAGGACCATCTGGATTTGTTCTAATATCACCATTATTTCCAATCCATAAATTATTACATTTGGAAAGTGACATTGGGTCTGTATTAATTATACAATTTTTAAGATAACAAACGGAATTTTTATCATTAAAACTAACATTTTTTTTTTCAGACATTTTAAAAAACAAAAGTTTTACTTACGTTTTTATTAAAATTGTATTTATTGTATAAAATAAAAATTTACTATTTTAAATATTGATATTAATCATTTTTATTAAAAATATACTAATAAAAAAAACCCTCTGCAGCTTTAGTATTCCGGACTTGGGACCCGGCATTATATATTATTAATATACAATGGTGGCATTATTTATTTTTTTTAATTTTTAAATTTTTAATTTTTTTTAATTTTTTTAATTTTTTTATTTTTTATTTTTTATTTTTTATTTGATTATTCATCTACATTTTCATTTAATTCATCATGTGTAATGGACTCACGTACTAATTCAAAATTCTTTATATCCCAGTTTAATGATTCGAATGTTATATTAGACATAGATATATTCCAATTATTGATAGGTTGATTGAATGATTCTGCGTGTTCAAACATACCTGCCATAATTGCAATATTGGATATATTCCAATTATTAAGAGGTTGATTGAATAATTTTGCCTTATTAAACATAAGTGTGAATAGTTTAACATTGGATACATTCCAATTATTAAGAGGTTGATCAAAAGCTAGTGTGCATGCAAACATACTCATCATACTTGTACATTGGACACATTCCAATTATTAAGAGGTTGATTAAATGATAATGCACCATTAAACATAAATCTCATAGTTGTCACTTTAGACACATTCCAATTGTTAAGAGGTTGATTAAATTTTATTGCACCATTAAACATTGATGTCATATGCGTAGCATTGGATACATTCCAATTATTGAGTGGTTGATTAAATGATCTTGTATTAGAAATCATACCATTCATATTAGATACATTTGATACATTCCAATTATTAATGGGTTGATTGAAATATGTTGCATGTGCGAACATAGATTCCATATTTGTTACATTCGACACATCCCAATTGTTGAGAGGTTGATTGAAGTTTGTTGTATATCTAAACATAGAAAACATATTTGTAACATTTGATACGTTCCAATTATTAATGGGTTGATTGAAATATTCTGCAGCATAAAACATATTACTCATATTTTTTACTTGAGATACGTTCCATTTATCAATATTTTGATTGAATGAGAATGCACGATGAAACATCTCTGTCATATTTGTTACACTAGATACATTCCAAGTATCAAGAGGTTGATTGAATTTTGCTGTATTTGAAAACATTACTTTCATATTTGTTACACTAGATACATTCCAAGTATCAAGAGATTGATTAAATGATTCTGTTTTTGCAAACATTGCATACATATTTGTAACATTAGATACATTCCAATTATTGATAGGTTGATTGAAAGAACTTGCTTCTAAAAACATACAACTCATATTTTTAACATTTGAAACATCCCAATCATTAAGAGGTTGATTAAAAGAATCTAATGCAAAGATTCTTTCCATTTCTGTAACATTAGATACATTCCAATTATTGAGAGGTTGATTAAAAAGTAATGCTTTATTAAATAGAAAATTCATATTTGTAACATTAGATACATTCCAATTATTAAGCGGTTGATTAAAACATAGTGTTTCTGCAAAACATGCAACTAGATTTTTTACATTAGATATATTCCAATTGTTAAGAGGTTGATTAAATTTATTTGAATGTGCAAATAATCCATTCATTAATTCAACATTGGATATATTCCAATTATTTAATGGTTGATCAAAAGAGTATGATTTAGCGAACATACCACAAATTGTTCTTACATTTGATACATTCCAATCATTGAGAGGTTGATTAAAATTAATTGAATGCATAAACATACATTCCATATTTGTTACTTGCGAAACATTCCAATTATTTAAAGGTTGATCAAAATCTTTTGCATTATAAAATATACCATTCAGATTAGTAACATTGGATACATTCCAATTATTAAGAGGTTGATTAAAATTTTCGTTATTCATGAACATGCGTTTCATGCTCTGAACTTTAGATACATTCCAGTTATTTAAAGATGAATTAAAAGAGATTGCATTAAAGAAAAGATCATTCATATTAGTAACATTGCATACATTCCAATCAGTAAGAGGTTGATTAAAATGAGTTGCATTATGAAACATACCATTCATATTTATTACATTAGATACATCCCAATCATTGAGGGGTTGATTGAATTTTTCTGCATCTCGAAACATTCCAGACATATTAGTTACATTTGAAACATTCCATTTAGAAATATTTTCATTAAACTCTAGACAGTTTTTGAATAATTCACTCATATCTGTTACATTTGATACATCCCAATCATATATATTTCCGTATCTATTTATAACTTGTTGCTTAATATTATTATCATCAGATAAATATCCATTTACAATTGAATAAATATGTTTATTTAAAATTTTATTTTTATGTATTTTGTATATATTTTCAGAGTGTTCATATTCTTTTTTTAAATTGGAGTTATTTTGTATAAAATGTAGTATTAATTGTTTAATAATAATATTAGGAATTAATTTTGTTTCTATATTAATATTTGTCATTGGCGATGTTTTTTTGGTTAAAAAATGAAGTTCAATATTCTCTTTTTCATAAGTAAATCCATCTTCTGCAATAACTGGATCATAAAATAATGTCATACTAATAGGACATTGTAATAATTCTAAATTATTAAATTTATTATTATTCATTTCAAATAATTTGATATACTTATGTTTAATTAATTAATTAAACTAAATTATAAATCATTTTTATAATATATAATAGTGTTAAAATATTAAATTTAAATTTCATGTTAAATAAGGTAATGAATCTTTTAGTGAATATGATATTATTGTTTTTTTGAGTTTAGAAGTTATTTTTCTTATATTATTGCGTGATACTTTTATTATGGAAATATTAATATATAATAATATAACAAATATGACAAGTTTTGTATTTGTGTTAATATAATTATTTGTAAGTAATAATAATAATAATATAATATTAATAATTGTAAATATATAAGTATAATAATTAGTATAGTGTGTTTGTAATATTTCGAAATTTTCAGTTATTTTTGGTAATTCTTTGATACATTTACTTTTAGAAAATGGAATTTTGAATATTTGACCTCCATATCTTTTGTCAAAAGTTGGTTGTTTTGGAATACATTTTGATTCAATCCACCATCCTCTTCCATTTTTAATAGCATCTTCTTTATTAGAGAATTTTCTACCATCTACAGCAATACCATCTCCAACTGGTAAAGTAGCTTTCATACATGTTTTTGAAGCAAATGGCCCTGTTTTATTAAAAGTAGCTGAGAAGTAATCATAAATAGGTAAATTAATAATATCTTCTTGTAAATTTCCGATTAAGCCTGTACCACCAATTAAATCAATATTTCCTACAATTTTATGTTCTGTTTTTTCTTTTGAGTCTATTATTTTTGTTTTTTCTTTACAAATTGGTATTTTACCCAGTGGATAATTGCGCATATACATATATTTATCTTCTCCAATACATTCTTCTTCACTTGTATTATCACATTTTTCTCCCATATAAATGAATTGATTATATCCTATTGCGACTTTTTTAGCTTTTTTGTTAGAAGTAGAACCTGTGATATCCCCTAAACCAATATAATCTCCTGCATATTTCTCCATAGATGGTATCCATTTTTTTAATAATAAAGGAATTCCTTTATTTTTAATACCTTTTGGTGGACATTCTACTTGTTTTAATACCATTTAATATTATAATATTAAAAGATAATAATTTAAGAAAATATTAAAATAAAAAAAATGAATAATTTTTTAATTTAAGTAAAGATATAATTAATACATGAAATAAAATAATATTAACAACTCAAATGTCATTGTTAACAAATGAAAATATTAGAGAAGTTGTAAACAAATATTTATTATACAATGATAATATACAATCTGATATAATCAAAGAATATGGTGAAATTAATAATTGGAATGTATCTAATGTGACAGATATGAATCAATTATTTAAAGACTATGAATATTTCAATGAAAATATTTCTGAATGGGATGTATCTAATGTAATAAATATGCAAGAAATGTTTCATAATGCAACTCATTTTAATCAACCTCTGAATAATTGGAATGTATCAAATGTTATAAATATGAATGGTATATTTTATAATGCAAAATCTTTTAATCAAAACATTTCGGGATGGAATGTATCCAAAGTAATAGATATGAGTTATATGTTTTATAATGCAGAATCTTTTAATCAACCTCTGAATAATTGGACTGTATCAAATGTTATAAATATGATTTATATGTTTTGGTATTCAAAATCATTTAATCAACCTCTCAATAAATGGGATGTATCTCAAGTAAAAAATATGAAATATATGTTTGCAGGTACAAGTTTTAATCACCCTCTTAATAAATGGGATGTATCCAATGTAATAACAATGATTGGAATGTTTCAAAATGTAACATTTTTCACTCAAGATATTTCAAATTGGAATACTTCAAAGGTTATAGATATATATTATATAACTCATGATGGATATTTTAATGATAATATAGTAGAATATATAAGCAATAGCTCATTAGACTATTATGGCAATACTTCATTAGGATATGTAGATTATTAATTATTTATAATTAATAAGCAACACAAAAAGAAAAAGAAAAGCAACACAAAAGAAAAAGAAAAGCTACACAAAAGAAAAAAGAAAAGCTACACAAAAGAAAAAAGAAAAACAATACAAAAGAAAAAAACACAAAAAAAAAGAAAAAAGTAATGCTACCATTGTATATTTAATATATAATGTCGGGTCCCAAGTCCGAAATAATAAAACTGCAGAGGGAATTTAAATAAAAATTATTCTTTTAATTTTTCTTTTTTGTTTTCAATATATAATTTGAATTTTTTTTCTTTGTTTTTGTTGAATATTTCTTTTTTGAAAAATAATCTCCATATTTAGTCATTTGTAAACTAATATTTTCAGTATTTTCATTATTTTCAATATTTGTATTGTTTGTTTTATGAATATTAATAATTTTATTAATAAAGATGTTATTATTCATAAAATCGGAAATATGAAATTGAAAGCATTTATTAGTAACTTCATTCCAAGAAAATTTTTTTACAAATTTTATTGGATTACATAACATAGCAGATTTAACTATATAATAATAATATGTAGACGAAGTATGTTGTAAATCTGCGTTATTAATTAATAATTGATATGCTTGTTTTAGTGAGAAGTTTCGTTCATCAATAAAAATTTGATTTATAAAAATTTTATTAAAAATTTTATATTGATTTGTTATATAAAAATCATTGGATAATAATCTATGACAATTAAGAATTGTAGCCCATGTTTCAATTATACTTTCTTCAATTAAAGGATAATATAATTTATTTTGACATTTTAATATATAAACATGTAATAATTCATGTATCAATACTTTAAAACATTCTTCTTTTCTAAATATAATAATAGTTGAATTTTTAATATTATTTATTTCGTTATAATTACTAATTGTAACTCCCGAATTTATATTTATAGGTGATATTGTATCTGTTTTATTCCATATTTTTTTAAAAGATGTTGGTAAAAATATTATATGATTATTATAATTTTCTTTAAAAAATAACTGAAACCCTTTAATAATTTTGATAAATTCTTGTATTTCTTTATTTAAAAACAATATTTCTGATTTATCAATTATTGCTATTGATAATTGATTATATTCATTAATAGTAATATTGTAAAAATATTGATAATTCTCATTACTCCATTTATATATATTTTGAGGTAGAAATTTTGTATTATAATTTTTTAAATTATATTTAATATATTTTTTTTCATACATTAATATATAAAAAAATAAAAATATGATAAATTATAATGAATTCGGAATATCAAATTAGAGAAATGTTAAATATTGATAATAATTCGATAGAAATATTTCTTATTATTGGTGAAAATATGTATTATACTAATGGATATCCTGAAATAGAAAAAGCATATTTGAATATTAATAATGCAAAACAATATCAAAAACTAAATGATCAAATATATTCTATGAATGATATTAATTTGTATATTCGAAAAATAGAAATATCTATAAAAATAAATGGTGATTTATATATATTATCAAATAAATTAAATTATAATTTAAAATATATTTTATCAATTTTAGAATAAAATATTATTATCTAAATTTAGAATTAAAGTGTTGCAATCATTATATTTGAATCTAAATAAGAATAACAACATAATTCTAAAGTATTATTATTTATAAATACATATGCATAATCTGAAAATACTTCTAAATTTGTAAAGATATGAATTAAATTATTTATTTTAATATTAGTAAATGATTCATCTATATTATTTTTATTATTAATTTGAATTTCAGAATTACCATATATATCATCTAATTCAGTAGATAATATTAATTTGTCATTATCAAATAACATATCAAGATTATCATTTACAAGTATAAATTTATCTAATATCCATAATATTGATTTCAAACAAATTTTACAATATTTGTTTGCGTAAATACTTGTATTTATGATATCATAAGAATTTAATAAATCTAAACTAATATCTGATTGTAATAGTTTTGTTTTAGATTCATATTTTAGTTTATCTTTATTATTGAAAGCACTCATATATAAATAATTATTTGTATTCCATTCTACTATACAATCTAATATTGCAGGGATACATTTTATTGATTTATACATTTGTAATATATTTAAAGTACCAGTAATTCCATTATCATTAATAATCCCTTTTAATATTGTAATTTCTAATTTAATAATATGTTTATTTTTTATTATAAAATAAAAGTATTCATTTGTAATTATACAATTTGCGTAGTCATGAATTTTTATAAGTCTAGATAAAATAAGTTTTATTCTTCCTAAAGAATAAAATTTAAACTGTATCATTGTAATACAGAATTATATTTTTCTCTAAAATTCTTTAAATTTCTCTTAAATATATATATTAATTAAGAGCTTATTTTTTGAATTATCAATTCGCGTCTCCCATTTTTATTTTGAGACCATGCATGAATATCATGCATATTTGCAATTAATTTAAGAACCCAAACTCTTTGTTCCTTATTTGTTTTTTTTATTATTAGTTTTTTAAATTTATATGAGTTTAAACAATTTGTAAATTTTAAACAATTTTTATTTTGAATTATTTTAAACAAAATATTAGGCATATTTTTTCTTGATAGATTTTGTTCTACTATATGTTTTTTGTATTCACTATTTTCTTCATCATTCTCTTCATCTTCCTCATCTTCATCTTCATCTTCCTCATCTTCATCTTC